TGCGTTAAAGTGATGTTTAACTGGAATTGCCGCTGGATACCCGATCTTATTGTTTTCGAGTATAGGCCGCCCGCCCCCCTCAGACGTGCTCTTAATACCCAGATGGAAACGGACGAGATGTCTTACATAGGCTTCTAGTTTGTAGTGAACATAAACCCGTGTGATAAGCATTTCGCTAGTTTCGAAGTGTCCCGATTTTTCCCACCGAGCAAGCTGTCTACCGTAGTCAGCTAAACTATCCGTCATGAGCTGTTTCGGCCATGCACCGCTTAAACTACTCTCCACCACCTCGCGATCAAGGGCTACTGTCTCTGTAACCCCGTACTTATTGAGTACGGCGTAATCAGCTAAGGTAGTCTTAGTGTTCCGTAAGATTCCACGGGCATCAACTCCTTTGATAGCATACCTCGGTGGAACAGAGGGTGCTTCAAACTTCATGTAACTCACACGTACCTCCTCACCTGTGGGCCCGCACAAGGCCACTGCTGCAGAGTTTCTCTCTGCAAAGTTCTTATAATAATGAATACTCTGTTTGGGTACACTCCTCAATATACTCGCCCTATTTGCTACATTCGCCCGCAGACCTGTTAGGTCCTTAAGCAACAATGCGACTCCGGTTATGTTCTGGGGAATTGTATCCGGTCCCCAGGTTAATATCACCTTAGGACCAAAGGGCCCGTTGAGAATGGAACCACTGTCGCCAATCATTATGCGTATCACATTTCTCAAGTAAGCGTTGACTGGCTTCCAGTCTCCACTTTTGAAAGCTTCACTCCTGAGCGGGTGTAGAATCAGGTCGTTCACGAACGTGTCGTGATCAATAAAGAGGTCTGGATACTGCCTTGCCAATGTAGTCTTTCCCTCGCCACTTGGAATGAAAAGAGCCGTATATTTACGAGTTCGCCATGTGATCTCGTAGGGTGGAGAACAACCCGAAACCAACTCTTTGGCATCATACTCAACTCCAAAGCCACCCATAGCCGATGGCAGGGTTACTAGTCTTGGATTAGGGGTATAGATGTGTCTTATGCCGCTATCAGTATACACCAACTTAGTATGTTTGCGTACTACTGCATCAAAAAGTGGTCCCGGACATGACCAACCTCGCCTGGTAAGCTTAGCGCGCTGGTTAATAAATGCAGCGTAACGCTGCGCAGGCTGTGGAACGGGCTCGTTAAAGTACTCACCGTGTGAAAAGCCCACCATTGCGCGTATAGGGTATCCGGAGACAGAGTGAGTCCTAGCGTCATAATGCAACCGCAAAAATTCACCCTCCGCACCACCTGCAGTCGGTCTACATATAGATACTTTATGTACCTGACCAGCGCTACCCGAGAGATTATACAGTGCACTTGCATACATAGCATCACTAACTGAGTTCGTTAATTCGAATGCGTCATCCCC